GACTGATTCTTTTGCTCCCATATCGCCAGAAGAATGGAAAAAGAATCCAAATGAATGGTTATCAAGTGTCGACATAATGAAAGTAATGAAACAATACGAAAAGGCATTTAAATGTTTTGATTTTATAGGTCCGACACCAATTGATTTCGATACGAGAAAAATGTACGGTGAATGCGTTTGGGAAGAATTATGTAATTTTAATTTAGCACAGCAAATCAAAGATGGTAAGGATAAAATAGGTATTATATTTAATACAGACACACACGATAAACCAGGTCAACATTGGATATCAATGTTTATTAATATAAAGAAGAAACATATATTTTTCTTTGACAGCACTGGCGACGAACCGCAGCCGGAAATAATGACATTTGTAAACAGAATAAAAGAACAAGGTTTGGCGTTAGACAAAAAAATAGTGTTTAAATTTGACAGCAATGAAGGTATAGAACATCAATATGGTAATACAGAATGTGGTATTTATTCATTATATTTTATTGTTCATATGCTTGAAGACAAAATGACGGAACATTATTTGAAAACTCATATATTGAAGGATGAGTATATGCAAAAATTCAGAAAGATTTATTTTAATGACAGTTTATAAAAACATTATTAAAAAGAAGAAAATTATATAAACAGATTTTATATAATTTATATATTAAATAAAATGAACACAAAGAATTTTTTAAATAACGAAAATGTCAAGGTTCTATGGGATGTAGTAATCGATGAAGATATTATAAAAAGACAATCGAGAGAGTTCCACGAAAATATTCTTAAATTATTTAGAAGTAATCTCAAAGGTTTTTATGATGTTGAGAGTCAAAAAACTACCAATTTGGTAGATATGAATAAAAAATATATATTGTTGATTTTGAATCATGCAAATAAACAAATAAAACAAAATGTAAACCCTGAATACAGAAAAATTAAAATATTGGATGAATTGCCTCAAAAAAAGGTAAATGAATTAATAACATATGAAGAAATACATAACGACAAGCGTAGCCAATTTGATAAGGATTTAACTAAGCGTCAGGAAGAATTTACAAATGCGATGGCATTACCAGTACCGCCGGTGCCGAAATTTAGTGATAATTTAGAGGATGGTCCAATTAGTGAAATAGAAAAAGCGATTAAAGAGTTGACATCCCAGAGGAATTATGATGTTGAACAAATAAACAAGAGCAATAATAATAGCTTGAGTTCGAATACAGATAATTGGTTAAAACCTCAAGAGACAACGGTTAAAAATGATAAGCTGAGTCCTCAACCGCAAAATATTCAAAATGGTAATATAAATGGTAATAATAGTAGATTAAAATACCTTAAAATAGATAATGAAAATATAGAAAACCAAGTCATTAGTTTAGATAGGGAAAAACAAATGAGTCCAAAGAAGAACGTAACTTGGGATTTAAAACCTTATAATTATTCACCCGATGTTAAAGACGAACTTTTAAATGAAGTATCTAACGAAGTAAGACTAACAATGGAAGAAATTAGTGAAAATGAAACCGATAATAATGAAGAAGATGCCAATATTTTTAAACTTTTGAAAAAGGTGCCTCTTGTAAAAGATACAAACGACAATAAAATCTCGGTTCTTCAAGCCGAAGTGAAAACTTTAAATAGCAAATTAGACCTTATTTTGGAGTTACTCAAAAACAAGAATTAATAATTATATTTATTATTTATAAAACTTTAAATAATAAATTATTTTAATTATACAACCAATTGTTTGAAAACGTCTTCACCTGCGTCATTCTTCTCCAATGTTCCGATTTGTAGAGGTATAATTGATGGGTCCAGTAGCGCCGCCTCATAACTGGGCTTATCATAAATATTCAATAACTTTTTGCTTATTCTACGATATACATAGTCGACACCGTTCAATCGAAGTGGTTTACCAGTCCATTGTATCATCTCTTTATTTGACTGAACTGTGGTGTCATTTTGTTGATCCGAATAATCAGGAACATATGAGAATTTATCTTTGGTCGGGTCACCAAAATTGACACATTTGCCATTAGAATAAATATAACAATCAAATGCGGATTCTTTAACCGCATCAGTGAGTTGAGCAGTTAAATTGGCTTTAATTTCTGAAATCTCATACAAATACTGGTCACTTGTCATTGGAACGGATGGTTTTGCTTTGCTTAAATCTTTTCTTTTCAATTCAATCGCATCATCCGATTTAAGTTGCTCTGGTGTAAAAATCATAAGGTAAACAAATACTTCAACAGTTTGCAGCGCCAACGGAAGTGCTTTATGACTACAAATACGTCGCGCACGTCCAATAACTTGTTCAGAACGAACAGGATGCCAATATGGTTCCATAATATGTACATATCTTGTATTACGCAAATTAATACCTTCTGAACCGGATGACGTAATCATAAAAACCTTGATTATTTCACCCATATTGTTATTTTTGGCAATTTTATTTAAATCAATTGAAATACTTTCTGGTATTTGGTCCCATTCACCGTTATAAATATGTCTTAACATTTCCTTTTCTTCGCTTGTTTCGGTACCAGTATACAAAGCATAAGTGGGTTTTCCTTGGTCCGCTTCATCAATATCTATAGTCCAAACACCTGACGAGCTTTTCTTAATTTTAAAACGAGCAAACCCGTTTTTATTCAAAACCAAACTAAAAATACCTATACCTTCCATAGTTCTGAATTGACTATAAACAAGATGTAAACCTTGGTATTCTGGTTGGTCAATATTTTCTAACATATTTAAGAATTTGGGACTGTATGTTAGTAATGCTTCAGGCGTCAAAAAATCATTCGAATGTTCTTCAATGTATTTAAGTGCTCTATCGAGTCTCTCTTTGTAGTCAATACCACCAATCATTTCAAGAATTTGGTCACCTTCTACTTCACCTTCTTGATCATCAATAACATCTTGTTTGGCTTCTTCTTTTCTGGCAAGTTTAAATAATTCTGACATACTACCTTCTCCCTCTTCTTCTCCTTCTCCTTTTTTTTCAAGTCCGCTTTCCTCTTCTTTACCCTTTAGAGATTTCTTTAAAGGAATTGGTCTTTCAGGCATAACAAAATTACAATATAAACGCGAAAAAATACGATATGTTGATGACGAATCTTCATATATTTCACCAACAGTTTGTTTGGGTTTTTTCTTCTCTGTTTCTCTCTCTTTTCGACGAGCCGCTTCATAAATACCAAATTGAAAATTACTCATTGGTATTCTGACAATGTGGTAATCAACACCCAATGTTTTATTGTATCTTGGCAACAAATTCTCTTGAGCACTTCTGAAGTAAGATGATAATCCTACAATACGTCTTTTAAGAGCGTCGATATTTTTGATTTTTTTCGTTGTAGAGTCAATGTATTGCGCCTCAAACGAATCAAATGTATCAGGTAATGCTTTCTTATTTTTAATGTCTATCCCTTGTGGGACAACAGTAATACCATTTCTATCCAAAATGCTGATAATTCTTCTCTCAAAATCATCATCACTTAAATATTCAGTATCAATTGCTGTTTCACCATTGTCTAATCTCTTTGTGTTTGTTACACCTTGATAGCCGGAATCAACCTTAATTTTATTTGAAAAACCAAAAGGATTTCTTGTAATAGTCAATATATTACTTGAAGGCGAATAATCCAAATAGTCTAATGATTTGACACCTAACAACATTTCTTGAAGAGCATTCTTATCAATTTTAACACTTTTATTTTTTTGCTTACTTTCTTGGACGTTAATAGTTATCTTCCAGGTTTTAATATAGCCTCGTAAAATATTAAAAAGTATTCCAAATTCGTTAGGATAATTGATAACAGGTGTTCCGGTTAAGAGAACAATACGAGAGTTTCTGGCGCTCATTAAAAGCTCGTATAATTTGGTCGACAAATTCAATGGTAAATGTTCCTTCTCTCCTTTCTTATTTTCTGGAATAACTTTTTCCTTTTTAATCTTGTTAACAATGCGACTTATCAAATTGTGTGCTTCATCAATAACGACAACAGCATCATCAAATAGATTGCGCGTAAAATTTGCAGTAAGCTCTTGTAATTTTTTTGCTCTTAACCCATTATAATTAATAAATGTGTATTTACTTTTAATCATTTCGTTCAATTGTTCTTCCAACGTTATTTTATCAACATCATTTAAATCTTCATAATTTGATTTTTTTGTTATATTAATAAACCACGCGCCTCTGTGTCGTCTGATAAATTCTAAAGGCAGGTTTAAAATAGCGGACATTGGTGAAGCAGCTTCAGGATTCATATCGGTTGATATC